CAAACAGGTGGGCCTACAAATAGATTTTTAAAATACATGATTGACATGTTGGTTAAAGAAAAAGATTTTAATAGAGGATTATTAGAAAGATCTAAACCAGAACTTGTAGAAGGTTTGTTTAAACAAACATATGGAAAATCAGCAGAAGAAATTGCAAATACAGTTAATCAACAATTAAAAGGTAAATCTTCAATGGAAGTTATGAATCCTAAAACAGGTGAAATAATTTCTCCAACAGAACCTATTAAAACTGGGAGAACTACTGCTGATATAGAAAAAGAAATAGATGAATTATCTACTACTCCAATAACAACATTGGAGAAAAAAAGAAAATATAATGATTTGCATTCAGAATTTATTAACTCATTAGATCCTAGAGGAAGAAATAAAAACCTTGATTATAGAAGAAAAAGTTTAGATCTGGAAAATAGATTATTACTTAAAGCAGAAGAAAAAGGATTGGATTTTGATACATTTGAAAAACTAAGACAAGATTTATATGGATCTAAAAAACAACAAACTTTAGATTTTATGAGAACAGGTAAAGTTAATTTAGAACCAATAAAACCTGCAACTACATTTGAAGAAGTACAAAATAGACATAAAATCGCAGCAAAAGCAGCTGATGAAGTTTTTCCAAATTACAATGATCCTAAGACAGCTGCCCAAGAACTTGCAGAAGTTATGGCTGAACAAAAATATAAAAAAAGTTTTGGAGATTTAACTGGAGATAAACAAAGTGATCTTTATTCAGAAGCTTATAACTATATAACATCTGTTAATAAATTACCTAAAGTATCTCCAGCAAATGTACCAACTAAAGTTTTACAAAATAAAATGAATGAAGTTTTAAATCAATATGACAAATCAATGTTTATAAAGAATGAACAAGGAATGGTTGATGTAACTCATCCAGAGAATGTAGCAAAGATGGAAGAACTTTTAAGAAGAGATCACCCTGAGCTTCATAGTCAATTAAAAAAATTAGGAACTGATTTAGATCAAAAAGAAACATTACTTGATTTTGATGTTACTGGAAGAAAACCAAATGCACAAGGTGGAATCATTAGAAAAAAATATGGACACGAAGGAGCTGCTAATCCAAAGAGAGCTCAGATTACTGCAATCTACGGTGAAGGAACTTTACCGAAAGATTATTCAAAAGGCCTTGGCTACTTAAGCGGAGAATAAAATGAAGATTCATGAATACAGAGAGATGATGAAATATCTCACTCGCCCCGATGTATCAAAAATAGAAATCCCGATGCCAGCTCCTCAAGCTCCAGCCGAGCCACGAGAGATGAGCAACGAGGAACACGCAGCTCACCTGAATGCTCAAATAGAACAAGGTTATGCAACAGGTGGAAGAGTTCAAATGGCAGGTGGTGGTGATCCTGAAAAAATTGCTAGAATTAAAGAGCTAGTTCAAAGTGGTGAATATAATAAAAAACAAATTATAGATATTTTAGAAGAGGAAGGTTATGGCAGAGTAAGAACAGGTAAAGATAGTATTGTAAATACAATAGCAGATGAATTAAAAGTAGATCTTCCTGTTGGAATGACACAAAAAGGTTTAGCTGCACATGAAGCAAAAGGTAAATATTTACCTTTTTATAATAATGAAAAATTAGAAACTGATTTAAAAAAAGGAAAAACAATTTCAGATATTTCAAAAGATCTTTATAAAAATAATACAAAATTTTATAATAAGATCGGAATTACAGAAGATAATTTACCTGTATTAAATTCTGCACTTAATTCTAAAATTGCAAAGAATAAAGATTTTGTAGATTTACATAATGATAACTTAACTGAAAATGTTAAACAACAAAAACAAGTATTAAAAGATGTAAATTCTTTTATAAAAGATAATAAACAAAAATATTTAGATTTATATAATACTAATAAAGTTGGAGCGCCTGATCAATTTAAAAATGATCTTATTGATTTTATAGAAGAAAAACATCCCGACTTTATTAAAACAACTGAAACATACAATCCAAAAAATCCTTTGGCAAAAGGATCTAAAGTATTAGATCTACCAGATCTTTATGAAAGAAATGTAACAAGAGCAGGTGATTATGGAAGAGATGTATTTTTAAAAAAGAAAATAAGAGAATCTTTAGGTATTGCTGAAAGACCTGCAAAAGGAGAAGGTATTTCTTTAGATAGGATGGCAAGAAATTATAACACGACAACACAAGAATTATTAAAAGGAGCTCAGGAAGAAGGTATTATTCCAAAAATAAATCCTATTACTAAAACACCTATTAATAATGAAACGTCTTATTACAAATATGCAAGACAATTAGGTGTAGATCCTATTAATAAACTTTTTGAAGGAAATGTTAAATTTGGAGTAGAGCATGTTGGTGGAATAGCAAGAGCAGGTAAAATTAATGATTATGAAACTTTAGATAAAGTGTTAGCTTTTGATTCTAATGTAAACAGAAATATTAAGTCAACAGCTTATGATAACAGACTTACTAAATTAATTGATATAGCAAAACAAGCAGAACCAGATAAAGCAAAAGAATATATTAAAACTATAAATAGTCTTGTTGCAGAAGGCGAAAAAAAATATGGAATACCTTTAACTAGATATAAAATGGTTAATGATGAAATAGTTTCAGTTCATCCAAATATATCTTTAACAGATTCTAATTTTAAAAAATCAAAATTAGCTATTGATCATTTTATTACTAATGATGGATTAAATCATCCTAACTTTGAAAAGTTAGATCCAGATCTTCAAAAAGCAATTGTTAATTATTCTAAAGATAAAACTAAAGAAGCAGATTCTTTATTAAAAGGAGTTTTAAAAGAAAAGGGATTGTCTTCTGAAATTATTCCAGGAATGAGAAATATATTAGATAGTAAAATATTAAATAATTTAATTGAGGTAGGATCTCCTGCAGTAAATTCTATAATTAAAAATGCGTCAAGTTTTTCAAAAGCAACAGGTCTTCCTTTTAATGCTGGAGTAGGAGCATTATTTAATTCAGAGAAAATGCAACAAGAAGGACTTTCTGTTCTTAAATCTCTTTTTTACGGCGGAGTTAAAGGTGCATCAGAGGATCTTTTAAATTTTGGAGCTCAAATTCTTGCAGCAGGTCCATTAATGTCAAAAACATTATTTGATGCAACAATCGATGCAAAAAAACAACCACCTGAAGGCATAGATAGTTTTGATCAAATTGGAGGAAAACAAGGGGCACAAAGTAAATTCTTTAATGAATTATTTAGTGTTGCTCCTGTTGATATTTCTGAAATACCTTACATTGGATCTAAATGGGCAGTAGAACAACAAAGTCCTAAAGAAACAATTGATAATCTTGTAAATGTACAAACTAGAAAAATGATAGCAGAATTGTATCCTGCTTCTAATATTAGTGAAACTACAGTTCCCGGTGAAAATAATATTATGCAACAACAAAAAGAAGATATTAAAAAAAATCTTTATCAAGAAGTTTTTAAAAATGAAAATTTAAAAAAATTATATGAACAAGATTTATTAAAAGAAAAACAAATTGAAGGCGCTGAAGTTAAACCCAAAGGATTATATAATGCAGAAGTTATAACTCCAAATGTTCCACAAGAATATTCAATAGGAGGAAGAGTTGGCTATGCAGAAGGATCTAATGATGAACTAGAAATTCCAACTTTAAATGAAGAAAAATTTTTTAGCGGACCAACAAGAGAAGTATCAAAAGAAGGAATAACAGGAATATATTACGGAGCACAAGATAAACCTCGTGTAGGGTATAAAGATGAAAATTTTGATATAGCTGCTTCAAAAAATTTTAATAAACTTATGGGTGATACAAAACCAAGATATGAAGCATCCTATACACCAAACCCTGATGTTGGAACTTTTTCTGTTAACAAAGGACCTGGATATATAGGAGCTAATTATGGAAGAGAAGATCTTGGAAATTTTTCTATTAACAAAACACCTTTCACTACAGAAGCTGGATATAATTACGATAAAGGCAATTTAAGCTATGGAATACAAGCATTAGTAGATAAATTTGGTAATAAAGATTTTAAAGCTGGAATAAAATATAAATATTAAACAACAGGACAAATATGGAAGAAATGAAGAAACCAAAAAAGTTAACAACTACAGTACCACCTAGATCAGGACCATGCCCACAAGGCTTGAATATTTCCTATAATAAGGTTAAAGTGGTTCAATCGGAGAAAATATTAAATGGCGGGAATAGACAAGGCATTACCAAACGAGGTTAATCCATTATCAACTAATCCACAGGATGTTAATGTGGATCCAGCTTATGAGAATCTAGATTCTCAATCTGGAGAAACAGAAATTAATCCAAATGAAGATGGAAGTGTTGATATAAATTTTGACCCTAATGCTATGAAGCAAACTCAAGCATTAGACCATAATGCAAACCTAGCAGAATTTTTAGAAGAAGGTTTTTTAGGAAATTTAGGAGCAGAACTAACTGCTGATTATTTAGAATATAAAGCTTCAAGAAAAGATTGGGAAAAAGCTTACAGAGAAGGTTTAGATCTTTTAGGATTTAAATACGAAAATAGAACAGAACCATTTCAAGGAGCTAGTGGTGCAACACATCCAGTATTAGCAGAAGCAGTAACTCAGTTTCAAGCATTAGCATATAAAGAATTATTACCAGCAGATGGTCCAGTGAGAACTCAAACTGTTGGACTTTCTTCTCGTGAAAAAAATGAACAAGCAGATAGAGTTAAAGAATTTATGAATTATCAAATCATGGATGTCATGAAAGAATATGAACCAGAGTTTGATCAAATGTTATTTTATTTACCCCTTGCAGGATCTTCATTTAAAAAAGTTTATTTTGATTCAATCCTTGGAAGAGGAGTATCTAAATTTGTACCCGCAGATGATTTAGTAGTTCCTTATTCAGCAACTTCTTTAGATGACGCTGAATCTATTGTCCATGTAATTAAAATTTCAGGGAATGATTTGCGTAAACAACAAGTTGCAGGTTTTTATAGAGACATTGAACTAATGGGACCTACTCAAGATTTTGAAAATGATCTTACTAAAAAAGAAAGACAATTAGAAGGAATTAGCAAAACAAGTTATGATGAAGATGTTTATACATTATTAGAATGTCATGTTAATTTAGATCTTGAAGGATTTGAAGATATTAATCCCAAGACTGGTGAGCCCTCTGGAATAAAACTTCCTTACATTGTAACTATTGAAGAAGGTAGCGCAGAAATTTTATCTATTAAAAGAAATTGGGAACAAAACAATCCTAAAAAAGAAAAAGTACAATACTTTGTACACTTTAAATTTTTACCAGGTTTAGGTTTTTACGGATTTGGTTTGATTCATATGATTGGTGGATTGTCGCGTACAGCTACAGTTGCTCTTAGACAATTATTAGATGCAGGAACATTATCTAATTTACCAGCTGGATTTAAACAAAGAGGAATTAG